GTTTTCTATTCGTAGGGCTGTATTTGAGACCGGATATAACCGGGAGACGATTGAAAAACTCTTAGATCACTTTGAATCTTTAGGTAAGATCAAGGTAAGCAGAGAGACGAAAGAGATCGTTATCTGTAACTTTTATCATCACAATAAGAGTAATAGCCCTAAGGTCATTACTCACGTCCAGCAACTTCTGAGTAACGTAAAAGACAGAAGTTTGATACGGTCTATATACAGTATCGATACTGTATCACAAGAAGAAAAAGAAGAAGAAGAAGAAAAAACAAAAGAAGAAGAAAAAACAATAACTATAAGAGAGGACAAGGAGAGGGTCTACAATGGATTATTGGCTATATGGAATCAAGCATTTGATTGTAATTTGAGGCTAACAACAAGCAAGAAGAGACAGATCAATGCAAGACTCAAGACATTCACCTTACAGGAGGTTATACAAGCGATGAAACATAGAAGTCAAGATCAATGGCTACAAGGAGAGGGTTCAAAGTTCTTTAGCGATTGGGACTCGTTCTTTAGGAATGACGAGAAGATCGAGCGGTATCTTGCACGTAAGGAGTCAAACTATATCAAGAATCAAACGAAACCATTCTGACATGATACCGACAAACAAAAACGATACACTTCTGTATTTAGAAGAGCAGATCAGAATAGAATATCCACCGGAACTGCTTAATGGCATCTATACCTTTCTGAAGGATATAGGTCTTGGCTCAGAAGTAACCGGCATATCAAAAGACGAACTCATGGAGAGGATTGTGCATATCCATGATCTTGTAGCCATTAGGAACCCGCAATGGCCATTGTCATTACCTTTCACGGAGGTATATCCTGCGTTCTTCTCAGACTATCTGTATGGCAAGATACAATTTAGAATAAGGGATGTCTCCGGTATGATCTATGCCTTTAACCAATGGATAACCACTACCGATGGATTGACAAAGGTAACCGAAGCCTATTTTAACAAGCACCCGGAACGTAGGCCTAAGCAGTTGGAACCGGTGGCTGAAACACCTAAGTCTAAAGGAGGTATTGAGAATTGGGATAACGAAGAGATTGAGAGGCAGATCAAGACCCTAATGATGATCTACAAGGACGACCCCGATTCAATCTATGCTCCTAATGGCTCAAAAGGGTATATATCAAGACTGCTTGACGAAGCCCGTAAGCGAAACCTTGAAGTCTCCTTCAGATATTGACTTGTGTATTAATGCATATCTATTGATATTCTGACATGAAACACTATGAGTCCCGCCTTCAAATGCATTGTATACAGTGGTTTCGCTCTCAATATCCTGACTTATGGATGAATCTTTTTGCCGTTCCCAATGGCGGTGCAAGGGGAGCGGTGACTGCACGTATTCTAAAGGCTGAAGGCGTGGTTGCAGGTGTTAGCGATTTGATACTTATGATACCAAACAAGCAACATCCCGGTCTATGTATCGAGATGAAGTATGGAGACAATAGGCAGACCAAGACTCAAAAGATGTTCGAGAAGTCTGTTACTCGGTATGGTTACAAGTATATCGTTTGCAAGACCTTAGATCAGTTCATTCAGGAAGTCAATTCATATCTAAAAGAAAAGTAGAGATGCAATACATAGACATATCAAAACTAAAGACAAATGTACATAACCCGAGATTCATTAAGGACGAGAAGTACAAGAAACTTGTGAAGAGCATTCAAGACTTCCCGGAGATGCTTGAGGTTCGACCTATTGTAGTAAATGCAGACATGACGGTGCTCGGTGGCAACATGAGACTCAGGGCATCAAAGGAGGCGGGACTCAAAGAGATTCCAGTAGTCATACGGGAAGACTGGACAGAAGAGCAACAGGCCGAGTTTATCATTAAGGACAACGTTTCACATGGTGAATGGGATTGGGAGGTCTTAGCCAATGAATGGGAAGAGGATTTCCTATCCGATTGGATGACAGACTTCTCATTCAAATACGAGCCTACACTTGACCCGTCATTCAACTTTAACGATGTTACGGCTCAGGATATTGAGAAAAAGCAGGGTGAATTAGAATCAAGATTTGAACAAGGCAAGGAGATGTTAAACGTTACTTGTCCGCATTGTGGTGAAGAATACTTTATCGAGAAATAACATGATACACATTATAGGCAAACACCGGGTCAAGCATGGTGACGTGACTCAGGGCATCAGCGATTTAATGCAGTCAGAAACCGCTAACATCTTTTACTCAGACCCTCCGTGGGGTGCAGGTAACCTCAAGTATTGGCAGACGATGAATCACAAGATGACAGGACAGTCACCAAAGGAAGTCGACTACAATCGGTTTCTAAACTCAATCTTCAAGTCTGCAAGGGACTATACATCGGGTCCAATCCTAATTGAGTATGGAATTAGGTGGCGTAACGACATCAAAGAGTATGGTCAACAATACGGCCTTCAGCATCATGGCATAGCAAACCTACTGTATCGCTCCGGGAGTAAGTTGCTTCCTCTCGATCTGCATCTCTTTTCAAAAGGACAGATCAACATTCCACCGGACTACTTCAAGAAACTTGAGAACACGGTCGGTTACGAGACAGTAAGAAGAGCGGTCTTACCTTTTGCAGTCGAGGGTGCAACCATACTTGACCCTTGTTGCGGAATGGGTTATACGGCATTGGTAGCCATCGAGGGTCGCATGAGATTCAGGGGTAACGAACTTAACTCGGCACGTCTTGACAAGACAATAGCCAAACTTGAGCGGGATAAGTAATGACAAGAGATGAAGTAAACCTACATCTTCTCAATGCTCAGTTTCGCTTTGCTAAGTCGATGCCTGAGATTCCACATTGGTATACCCTCCGGGAGACATGGAATGACCAAGCATTTGTAGAGGTTGCCAAGTACATTAGGCAACATGGCCGATCTGAGAGGTTCGGTAACAAGACTTACATCTACTACTACCTAAACGGTTACAAGTATTGGACAATGGGGTGCCCGTTACATAACTGTCCTAAGACTGGAACGATCTTGATTAACAAGGCACAAGCCACATACCGAACGCCATACAACAAGATTGCAAACGTATACGATTCGCTCTTCAAAGAAGACGAGTACATACAAGAAAACAAGGAAGTGATCGACATGATACAGGCAACCGGTCATGTACTTGACATTGGTTGCGGAACCGGTCTCTTCTTGGACTATACAGATTGGCCTGACTATACCGGGATTGACATATCACATAACATGATACAAGTCCTAAAGGATAAGCACCCTCACGCTGAGGCCTACACTTGTTCATACCGAGACTTCTGTTCATTCGGTAAGGTCGATACCATTATTGCTCTCTACGGAGTTGCAAGTTACTTGTCTCCCGAAGAGTTAAAAGACATAGAACGAAGTGATGCAGACCGCATATTCCTAATGGCCTACAAGGAAGGCTACTTCCCGAAGACATATCAAATGACCAATATACGTGCGATGATGCGTAACACGGGAAATTTGGGACTCAAGAAACAGGAATATCACAACTATATCATCTATTCACGATGAAAATATACAGTAACAAGGATGTTGTCTCAGCAACGAGAGACCGAATCGCCTATATCTTTGACAACTTCCCGGATGTTATTGTAGGTTTCAGCGGTGGAAAGGATAGTACGGTTGCTCTCAATCTCGCTCTCGAGATCGCTACAGAAAAAAAGAAACTACCCTTGAAGGTCTTGTGGATAGATCAGGAGGCTGAATGGCAGGGTACGGTTGACTATTGCACCAAGATATTCGAGGATTCACGTATTGAACCGCTATGGTATCAGATTCCTCTTGCCATGATTAACAATGCAAGCAGTTTCAACTACCTACGTTACTGTTGGAATAAGGAAGACGAAGACGTATGGATTCACCCGCAACATCCTTTGTCGATCAAAGAGAATACCTATAACCAAGAGCGGTTTCACGGGATATTCGGAGCCATACTAAACAAGGACTTTGCAGGTAAGCCTACGGCCTACATTGCCGGAATGAGAGCAGAGGAAGCACCTAAGCGTTTCGTCTCACTAACAAGTAGCCCGGTCTACAAGTGGATAACATGGGGTAAGATACTCAGCAAGAAACACAATCATTACACATTCTACCCGATGTATGACTGGTCTTATACAGACGTATGGAAATACATACATGATAATAAGATCGAGTATAACGAGGTCTACGACAAGATGTATCGACATGGCGTTCCGCTGACTAACATGAGGGTATCTAATCTGCATCATGAGACGGCTCTCCAGTCACTCCTAATCGTGCAAGAGATTGAACCCGATACATGGAACAAATTGACTCGTAGGCTTGACGGAGTAGGGTCGATCAAGCATATCAAGAAACACTCCTATACAACGATTGACAAACTCCCGTATATGTTCAAGGATTGGGAAGAGTATGCGAATCACATTATCGAGAACATCGTGCAAGAAGAGCATAACAAGAAGATCATCAAAGATGCTATTTACAACAGTAAGCGTTTCGGTATTAAACACTACAACACAAACGAGTATATTCGGGAGAAGTATTGGCGAACCATTATTGATACGGCACTCAGCAATGATTGGGATTTAACTAAGATGACGAACTTCGTCATGAGACCCGAGACATACTCTTACCGATGTTATCATGAAGGCAAGTATCACAAGATTCATAAGAACAACCTTACTAACAAGTTTTTTACTCCCGAGGAGAAACAACATATATGGAAAATCTTACAAGAACGATAAAAGAAGCATACGATCAAGCCGAAGACAAAATGGCCTTCATCAATCAACTCCGGGAGTTTATCCACACCGAACTATCTCCCGTCAAGCAACCTATTGACTTTGTGCAATGGGTTCCGGTCGACAAAGTAGAGCCAAACGACTACAACCCCAATTCCGTTGCTAAGGTTGAAATGGGACTGCTATACAAGTCAATCAAGCATGACGGCTATACTCAGCCGGTCGTAGCCATCTTCGATGAAGACAAAGACAAGTATGTAATAGTTGACGGTTTCCACCGTTACTTCACCTGCAAAAGCAACAAAGACATCTACGAGCGTAATAGCGGTTACTTACCCGTGACGGTTATCAAGAAAGATATAAATGAACGTATGGCTGCAACAGTACGACATAACCGTGCACGTGGTGAACACTCGGTAAGTGGTATGAGTAACATGGTCTTTGAGATGCTGAATAACGGTTGGTCGGACGAAGAGATATGCAACCACTTAGGTCTTGACCCGGAAGAGATACTGAAACTCAAACATATTACAGGATTTAGTAAATTGTTCAAGAACATAGACTACAATAAAGCATGGGAAACCAAGCGAATGATTAAACTCAGGAAAGAACAAGAGACAGAATAGTCTCTACAAGATTCTACATTATGGATATAAAAAAGAAGGCCATGATTGAAGCACTTGAAAAGAACTTAGGTGTCATCACTTCATCATGCAAGGCCGTTGGTATTGATCGGAAGACGCACTATAATTGGCTTAAACAAGACGAAGAGTATCGTGAGGCCGTAGAGTCAATACCGGACATGGCTCTCGACTTTGCTGAGAATCATCTATACAAGGCCATTAAGGATGGGAATATAACGGCAACAATTTTCTATCTTAAGACAAAGGGTAAAGACAGGGGTTACATAGAACGCATTCAACAAGAAGACGTATCTAAGAAACCTAAGCAATTAGTAATCCTGCCGGAACAACCCTAATCTTTAGTATATTTGCTTTACGATCAACTTAAGAAATTGACATATGCCTATTCAAAGAAATGAAATCGGTGTTTCAACCAAGCCACTTGCCGTAACGCCAAGCGATACCGTAAACCTTGCAACACCGGCACGTTACCTATACGTTGGATTCGGTGGCGATATTAACGTCACTCCCGAAGACGGTCCGGAAGTTATCTACCGTGCAGTCCCTACCGGAGCATTCCTTTTCGTGGGAACCGTCCGCATTAACAATACCGACACAAACGCTTCAAATATCATTGCTCACTTATGATCTTCATCGGTGCAGGAATCCCCTTTATCGTCAATACAACAGACCTGCCGGATGGCTTCGATATTTGGGTAAATTGCGTAGAGTATTTTGATTCATCAGAACAATTCTGGAACATAGACTTTTAACAGTTAAGACATGAACCTTACAAGTACACAGATTAAAGACACATACGGCAATCTTGTTACCATTGGTACCGTTGCCGGAACACCTACAACTGGAACCATTCAGAACGGTGCGGGTAATGATATTACAACCTTAACTGTTGCGGGAACGCTTAACGCCACTACATTAGGCGGAACCTTGTCCACCGCTGCTCAAACGAATATCACGAGCGTGGGTACGCTTACAGGGCTTGGTGTTAGTGGTACGACAGGACTTGACGGTGCGGTAACGATTAATAATTCAGAAGCAGATGTTGACTTTCGTGTTGCAGGTGATACAGATGCTAATCTGTTATTCGTAGATGCAAGTACAGATCGAGTTGGAATCGGAACAAATGCTCCGACTGAATTACTTGATGTAGATGGAACGATTAAAGCAACTACAATTGCAGGAACATTGTCGACCGCTGCACAGGCAAACGTTACAAGTTTAGGTACGCTTACTGGATTGACAGTTAGCGGTGCAACAGGTTTAAGCACATTAACAGTTTCAGGTGATGCAAATTTTGATAGCGGTACGTTATTTGTAGATGAGAGTGCAAATAGTGTTGGGGTTGGGACGTCTTCTCCAACAACAACAAAATTACAAGTAGTTAATTCATCAACAAGTCTCACAACTTTACAAACAACTTCGCCTATAGCAGGTGTAGTAGTCGATGGGCAAGTAAATACACAAATAAACCATGGTGGTACTGGCGGTTCTGGTAACACAGTAAATACTACGGCATTATATATAAATAACCGCAAAGGAGGAGGTGGTTATCAAACTCATTTTACAACTTCATTAAAAAGTCGAGTAAGGTCTAATGATGATAATCACATATACTGTTTTAGCGATGCTGAAGACCCCGCATTCAGAGTTACTGGAGATGGAAATGTAACTATTGCAGGTTCTTTATCAAAAGGCTCCGGTTCCTTTAAGATAAATCATCCTGTGATGCCTGATACTCATTACCTTGTTCATTCCTTTATAGAAGGTCCACAGGCAGATTTGATTTACAGAGGGACAGTCCAACTTGCAAATGGAAAAGCAACAGTAAATCTTGATGAAGCAGGTAGAATGACAGATGGAACCTTTGTTTTATTAAATACAAATGTTCAATGCTTTACTGCAAATGAGAGTGGTTGGAGTGCGGTTCGTGGTTTAGTTGAAGGAAACATTCTCACTATTGAGTGTCAGGATGAGGAATCTATCGATACTGTATCATGGATGGTTATCGGTGAAAGATGCGATGAGCACATGATTAAAACAGACTGGACAGATGAGAATGGTAGAGTTATTACAGAACCAGAAAAAACAGAATCAGAAAAAAGTAAACCTCTTGCAACTGTCGATGATAGTGCCGAACTTGAAGAACAACTCGAAGAAGCCGAGGTATTGATAGCCGAAGCAGAAGAGAAACTTCAAGCATAGGAATAATGATCGACAATCTAAAAGACAGACTTGCCAATCTAAGAAACCAACAAGCATCATTACAGATGCAACTCGATGAGTTAAATTACCTTATTAAAGGATACGAGGTAACGATCGAGGAAAAAGAAAAAGAGGGTGAGGTAGAGGAAGCAGGTCTGACAGAATAAAGGTATTCAATGGCCATCAGTCCTTCCAATCTTTCCTGTCAACCAATCTCCGATGTTTATATACCTTGTAAGGCGAATAAGAATCTCTTACTAAGGTTACCGGTTTGTGATGCAACCGGGACGGGTACGGGAATGAATGCCTACTACGCAGGAAGGCTGACGGCCTATACCAATGAGCGTAACCCAAACGTTCTATTCACGATCAACTCGTTTAACTCTTCCGATGGAACCCTGTATATCGCTCCTGACAATCAAGGCCATTACAGGGGCAGTAACCTTGCAGGGCTCTATATTCATGCTGACCGGATTGATGTAAATATACAAGCATCAGTCTTAAACGTAGAGCCGGGATATTATAGTTTTGATCTTGACTTAATCAACACGATGCCAATCGTTCCCGGAAGCCCGGCAACCAATTCCGCATTTCAGGCCTTTGCAACCGGAACCCTTGATATTCAGCCAAGTAAACCGTAATGGAGCAACTTGAAAGACGGGTTGCAAACTTTCAAAAAGAGTTCCTATCTAAAGACAATCCTTTTGTTGCCATAATCGGTGCGAAGGGCTCAGGAAAGACCTACGTTGGTGCTTTGTTCGTTCTGTCGATGTTGCAGAGAGGCGGACAGGGTCTTGTCATGTTTAACACATTCCAACAGGCAAAAGACATCTACAAGCAGAATATCAAGACGATGCTTGATGAATTGGGGTGGCCGTATCACTTCAATGAACAACAGATGATACTTACAGTATGGGATAACACAGTACACTTCAGAAGTGCTGAGAGTGACGTTATACGTAGGATAGAATCTATTGAATATGAATGGGGATGGGCAGACGAATCATCATACTTTAAGCCCGATTCCTTAAACGTCTTTGCTTCAAGAATTAGGAAAGGTCTTGCCTTAAAAAGAATTACCTCAATGCCTGCCGACCCTGATGCATATATCTATAACTTTATTGAGCGAAGAGACGATGCAAAGTTATTCGAGATTTCGTTACAGGATAACCCCGACCCGGTCTTTCGTGAGAGGTATACAAAGGAACTGATGAACACCTATTCGGGTGCACAACTTGAGCGTTACCTGTATGGTAAGAGGGTATCGCTTGAGGGTATCGGTCTCTTCTATATCACTCCTGACATGAGAGGCCAATACAAGTATGACCCTAAAGATACCCTTGTACTATCGTGGGACTTTAACGTGGAATATAGGGCGGTATCGGGTTGGCAGGTTGTTGGTCGAGACGAAGCCGGAAGACCGAAGGTTGCATGTGTCTTTGCTAAGCAGATGAAAGAGGCAACGGTCGGTGACGATGCTGAGAAGTTGGCTAATGAGTTACGGAACCACAAAAGCGATATAGTCATAACCGGAGATGCTACTGGAGCAAATAGGACGGCATTGGCAACAGGGTCGATGTGGACGGCAATAAAAGAAAAGTTCCATGATGTCTTCGGTGGTACGATAAGGTATCGGGTTCCGGACACCAATCCTCTCGTTCGTGATACAATCGAGTGTTGCAACTGGTCATTAAAGAATAAACTTGTATATTTTGATACAGACGATGCACGAGATGTATATAACTCAATGGTCGCTGCAAAGGCAGACAAGTATGGCGATATTGACAAGAAAGATGACTACAAAGAGGGTGCAGTCAAGTCTCACGATGCTGACACGGCAAGATACGCATTGTGGCACTTTTATATGCAGATGTACCCGGGCAACAACAAAAATTACTGGATAGTATAATGGCATGGTATGACAGATTTATCAATCGAAAAAACTACATTCCTTCACGGGTCTGGAACGCTATCCTTTGGGGTAGAGGTTGGGAAGACTATTCACGTTGGGATAAACTCAAACTGATTGAACAAGCCTACGAGCGTAACCCTACGTTTTACTCTGCTTGTAACTTGATCGCTGAGACCGTTGCAGACATACCGATCTATATCGACTACAAGAAAGACAGAAACCACACTACGCAAGAGCATCCAATCCTGACTCTTCTTGACAGATCGGATAACGGTCGTAAGACGTTTGTAGAGAAGATGATTCTCTATCTTGTCGTTACAGGAGAGGCTTACTCTCAGATCGTCTTTTCACATGAGGGTTCAAGCCGTAGGCCTATTGGATTGATCGTATTGCCGTCTCAATATATGAACCCAATACAGGGTGACTACAGGAAGCCTGTCAAAGGTTATCTATACCGGGAGATGGAAGATATTAAGTTTGAGACTGAGGAGATCATTGCCGTTAATCAAATTAACCTTCGTGAATACTTTCATGGTCTTAGTGCCGGTGTTCCATTGGCTGAGATGATCGACTTGAACAACTCCGCTATTACATGGAATAAGAACATAGCACAAGCGGGAGGTATGCCACCGGTTATTGCTAAGGCACCGGGCATCACTCAAGCACAGTCTCAGGAGTTAAAAGATCGGTGGGAGCAGTCATCCGGTGGTGCTAATAATGCACATAGGCTGAAGGTCGTCTCCGACAATCTTACCTTTGAGAAACTTACGGACAAGCCAAACGAGGCTGAATGGGAAAAGGCAATCATGATGACTACCCGTATGATTCTTATGGGTCTCGGTGTTCCGAGCGAACTCATGAATGATGCTCAGAACAAGACCTACAATAATCAAAAAGAGGCACGGAAGGCTCTCTACATGGAGGCTTGTATTCCATTAGCACGTAAGTTTTATGGTTCAATAACAAAGTCACTACAGGGCTATTACAAGGACAATCCTGAGATATGTATTGATGTCGATAATATCGAGGCCATACAGGAGGATAGGGCTTTAGTAATAGACCGATTGACTAAAGCGGTTGCCGGTGGGATTATCACTCCAAACGAGGCACGTGAGGAACTCGGTTATCCACCGGTAGACGATGAACTCGCTTCACTCTTACCTTTGAAACCAGGCGGTGCAGGTGCACCCGTATAGGTTAAGAAGTGAGCAATAACTGATGTATATTTAAACAACAAAAGTAACGCTATGCCATACGTTGTCGTTGAAGAGCCTTGTACTAATGAATCCGGTGAACAGGGTTCAGCAATGATCTACGTTATTGAAGACGACAAGCGTGTTCCATTTGCATGTCATCAAGACCCGGAAACAGCATATAGCATAGTCGCAATGTTAGAAGAAGCCGAAGGCCTAAAAGAAAACAATATGGAAGAACTTGAAAACATGATGGAAGACGAGATGGTCGAAGAGAAGCAATTTGAAGAGGGTCAACTCGTGCATTGGGTATCAGAGGAAGAGGAAGGATTCGGAAGAGTCGAATCAACCTTTGAAGACACTTACTCGGTTCGTGTATATGCACAAGCCGGTGATGACTTTGAGCCTACTGATCGTGTTCTTGAATTGCCATTTGCACAAGTCCATGACTACATGGAATACATGACTCAAGACTTTGACAAGCAGATAGAAGAGGTCATGCAAGAGATTGATCTTCCTGAGGAAGAGGAAGAGGAATCAGATATTGA